AGGATTTACGATGTCCAGAACAACACGACCTCTAGTAATAGCTAAGTTCGAGGAATTCATACGGAATAAACTAATTAAAATAAACTCTAGTAGGCTGTATAATGAAATGAAGACATTTGTTTGGCAAAATGGAAGAGCGCAGGCGATGAAAGGATTCAACGACGACCTGATCATGGCGTGCGCTATAGGGTGTTGGATTAGAGATTCCGTTTTTGTAACAAATGTGAGAGAAGGCGACTATCAAAAAGCGTTCTTGAGCGCCATGACAAGGGCAGATACGAAAATGAATACGACAATACCTGGCATGATAGGCCACAAGCCGATTAAAGACGAAGAACAGAAGAGACAGAGCCAGCAGTTTGGCTGGATTTTAAAGGGGTAGCTGATGCAAAATAAACATATCAAAAGAAACAATCCAAGAAATGCTACAAGCGAACTGTTTAAGAGACTAACTCGTCTTTTATCGGGACCTATAGTAGATAGACGTCGCGAAGCCCCAAGAAGAAATAAGAGGCGACAACTCGATAAGTTTAAGTTCACCTCTGCGTCAGGACAGCAGTTTAAGAAGTCAAGCTATAACCCCTATGAAGCACTTCAACTGGATTTTATGGCGACACAAAGCCGCCTGGACAGGTATGTTGACTTTGATCAGATGGAGTACACTCCTGAGATTGCGTCGGCTCTTGATATTTATGCAGATGAGATGACAACTTCAAATACATTTCATCCCATGTTGAGAGTAAAAACTCACAACGAAGAGATCAAGGGAGTGCTTAATACTTTATATAACGACGTATTAAATATCGAGTTTAGCCTTTTTGGCTGGTGTAGGACGATGTGTAAGTACGGAGATTTCTTCTTGTATCTTGATCTCGATGAGAAAGTAGGAATTAAAAATACTATAGCTTTACCCGTTGGAGAAGTGGAGAGGCTTGAAGGGGAAGACAAGAACAACCCCAACTATATCCAGTACCAATGGAATTCAGGCGGGATGACTTTTGAAAATTGGCAGATATCACATTTTAGAATTCTTGGAAACGATAAATTCACTCCCTATGGCACAAGTGTGCTAGATCCGGCTAGAAGAATTTGGAGACAGCTTGTTCTTCTAGAAGACGCTATGATGGCGTATCGAATTGTCAGATCTCCGGAGCGAAGAGTCTTCTATATTGACGTGGGCAACATAGCACCACCAGATATAGAGCAGTACATGCAAAAAGTCATGACTCAAATGAAGCGGAATCAGTTAGTAGACACTACAAGTGGTCGCGTAGACTTGAGATATAATCCGCTTAGTACAGAGGAGGATTACTTCATCCCAGTAAGAGGAGACACCTCTTCTAAAATTGAAACTCTTCCTGGTGGCACTTACACTGGGGACATTGACGATGTTAAATATCTTCGAGATAAATTGTTCTCTGCTTTAAAGATCCCGGCGTCCTATCTTTCTAACTCTGACGACGGAGCGGGTGAGGATAAAACTACTCTCGCACAAAAAGATGTAAGATTCGCGAGGACCATCCAAAGATTGCAGAGATCTATCATAGCAGAATTGGAAAAGATAGGCATTATCCATCTTTATACTCTTGGATATCGAGGATCTGACTTAATCTCATTCAACTTGCAGTTAAACAACCCGTCTAAGATTGCTGAACTGCAAGAACTAGAACAGTGGAGAACAAAGTTCGATGTCGCTAACGGGGCCACTGACGGCTACTTTAGTAAAAGATGGATTTCCGAGAACTTGTTTGGTCTTGCAGAAGAAGAACTTATCAGGATGCAAAGAGAGATGTTCTTTGACAAGAAATTTGAGGCGGCTCTAGAGGTTGCCTCTCAGGACGTCGCAGAAGAGGGCGGAGGATTGGAAGGTCTTGGCGATGCCGGAGGCGCTCTTGGTGGTCCGTTTGGAGATGAGGGCGGCCTTGGAGACCTAGAGGGTGAAGCAGGCCTAGAAGATGCCGGGACAGATATTGAGCCGGAAGGGGAAGAGACTCTGCTTGCGGAGCCCCCTAGCCCTGAAGCACCCGCGAAAAGAGATTCAAACGCGATATCCTCTAAAGGTAAAAAATATGAACCGGGTATAAACCAAAGAAGCATGGGAGGTCGCGCTAACTCGTGGAAGGCGTCTGTAGGACATAGAGTAACGAGATCAAATAATTCTAATATAAATAAAGGGCATCAAGAGATAATGGGATTGACAAGGCTTTCAGAGGGCGTAGATTCTACTTATAAAAGAGAAGAAGCGCAAATTTTTGGAACTAGCGAAGAACTCAAGCAACTTTTAGAAGGCCTTGATTATAAGATGGAACAAGAAATATTATGAAACTTAGACATAATAAAAAGAGAAATACCGCTTTTATTTTCGAGGCGCTTGTTAAAGAAATGACCAAAAGTGTCATAAAGAAAAATGATGAAAAGAAAAAACAAATTGCGGTTATTATTAAAGAACATTTCAAAAACAATTCTATTCTGGGCAAAGAATTAAAATTATATCAAGCGATAGTAGAGGAACAGGATCTTGGGACAGACGAAGAAGCACAAAACCTCCTTCAAGAAGCAAAGAGACAATACGACAAGTTGGACAGAGAGCAGATCTTCCAAGAGCAGAGCCATGTAATCAATAAGATTAACAAGATACTTTCAAAAGATGTGTTTTCAAACTTTGTCCCAAACTATAAGAGTCTGGCCACAGTCTATCAAGTTTTCAACCAAGAGATGCCGCCCAAGAATCGACTGGTTTTAGAGGGCACTCTTATCGAAGATATCGTTCGTAACGCAAAAAGCGTAGCGAATAAGATTCCAGGGGACGCTCTCGTATTTAAAAACTTTGTTAAGAAGTTTAATTCTGAATATTCGGGTAAGCTGTTTGAAGAGCAGCGCTCCCTTCTCAGTAAATATATCACTTCCTTTGCAGATAATGGGATTGATTTTAAAATTTTCATGAATGAGGAATTGGGTCGTCTCAAAGAAGAACTATCTAATGCTAGAAAGCTACAAGAGTTGGAGACAAACGCAGACATGCTCCAAAAAACGGAGAGAGTCCTAGAATTTGTAGAATCATTTAAAGAGAGAGAGCTAGACGAACAATCAATAGAAAAGATCCTTAAAATACAAAAACTAGTAAGAGAGTTACAAACAGATGGCAATTAATATTACAATAAATGGTGGCTCAGGGCTGTTGTCCGCTCCTGATATGGAAGCTCCTCCTGAGAAAAAGCCGGTCGTGGCCACCAGGGAATTAAAAATACGTAAGACTCTAGGAGGCGATTTAGTGATTTTCGATCACAGGGATATTGATATCGTTTTAATGCCTAAAAAAAATAAGATTGTTTCTTTTGCAAAAGAAGCATATACGGATGAAGCTTACCACTCCTCTGACCGCCTTTTTAAGTTTCTTACCGATAAGGGTATTGTAGTAAGGGAGACTATCCAGGGTGGGAATGTCTACTCATCGATAGAAGCTCAAATAGAAGAAGCAAAAGACTACAACACAACGCAGCTTGCACTGTTGACTATTGCGAATTTTATGGATGAGGAGAAACCTTATCTAGAATTCCAAGACGATGTGGAAGAAACATACGAAGAAAGAATGACAGATCCAAGTCATGAAGAGTCGAGTGAATACGATCCTCGCCGTCATTCTGAAGAAAAGGGCAGCGTCAGCAAAACTCCGCACCGTGGTCTATACACCAATTACACTTATTAACGGGGCATTGTTATGGAAATCTTGTACTTTATCCTTTGTGCCTATGGGCTAACCCAGATCCTTGTTTATGGTAGCATATTTAATTTAGTAAGACCTACTCGCGGCTGGTTCGGAGAATTGTTTAAATGTCCAATGTGTGTAGGCTTTTGGGTGGGCATTTTTCTTTTCGGTATTAACAAGTACACGGAACTATTTAACTTTGAATACAATTTTGTAAATATGCTGCTGCTTGGATGCTTAAGTTCCGGAACATCATACATTTTAAATATGCTTTTTGGAGATAGCGGCTTAAAACTGGAAAATAGATCAAGATGAGATTAACAAAAGAAGGCCTTAAAAAAATTATCTTAGAACAAGTGCAAGATTTATTAGACCCGGAGGCAGACCAGGAGGGCGGAGACGGGCCAGAAAGCTCTCAGTTAAAGCAGATTAAAAGAGGAGCTAGCACTGGCAGCAGGATGCCTGTGGAAGACTATGTTGAGGCGCTAAGTGCAATACTGGCTTCTGAAAAAGTAAGCCCTCAAGTAAGATTAGAGGCCTTTAGAAGAGTATTTGGCCAAGGCCCAGGGTCGCGCATACACGCGGAAATTACAAAAAGAATAAAGGAACAACCATGAGAAAGAGAAATATCCCAGAAGTAAGACGCTGCTGTAAAGGATCGTAACTGTGTCTAAGCAACTTTTACAAGAATACTTTCAGCTTTGCCCTGACGGCATTTGTGCCTTGGACACTCTAACAGAGTCTGAAGTAAAGAACATGAATAACGGGTCTGTTTACCTAGTTGGCGTTTGCCAAAGAGCAGGCACAAAGAATGGTAATGGAAGAATATACAATAAGAAAACCTTACAGAGGGAAGTAGAGTCATACCAAAAAGCCATTCGTGAAAAACGAGCATTAGGGGAGCTTGATCACCCTGACGATAGTGTCATCAACTTAAAAAATGCCTCACACTTGGTAAACAAGATGTGGTGGGATGGCGATAGCGTTATGGGCAAGATTGAAGTTCTTGATACTCCATCTGGCAATGTATTAAAAGCGTTGCTTAATTCCGGCGTGAAGCTAGGCATCTCTTCGAGAGGGCTTGGATCCGTTAGTGAATCAAACGGAGTGACGATGGTCGAGGATGATTTTCAGCTTATCTGTTTTGATATTGTATCTGAGCCTTCGACCCCCGGTGCTTATCTTAATCCATCTATGAGCGACAAAAAGACAGCGGACTTGTCTGTTTATATAAATGAACAAAAAGAAATGTCGAAGAAAGAGATAATTAATGAAGCGTTGGACGATATTCTGGGAGGAGTAATATAATGGAAAAGTCTATTAATGAATTGGTGAAAGAACACATTGAACAAATAGAAGAGATAGATATTTTTGGTACCAAGAAAGCAGAAAAAGCTTATGATAAGGCGATGAATACGCGCCACAAGGACTTAGCTGATATCCACAATCGACTAAAGGCAGCTTTGGGCGATCCAAGGACATTACAGCAGGTGGCCTCTGAGATAGTGAAGGATTTGGCCCTTCAGTTTAGACTTATGGATAGGTAATGAAAAAAAGTGAACTAAAAAAGATTCTCAAGCCTTTAATCAAAGAATGCATCAAAGAGTGCATATTTGAGGATGGTGTTTTATCTGGAATTATCAAAGAGGTGGCACAAGGAATGGCAGGCAACATAGTTGTAGAGTCCTCTACACACTCTGGCCCTTCCGACGACGCCAAGCAAAAACAACTCGAAGAAGAGTATGAGAGACAGAGGCAGGAGAGAATTAAAAAGCTTAATGAAAGCGCTGCCCAACAGTTTGGAGTGGACATATTTGAAGGAACCCAACCGGCACCGCCTGAGACTTCGGGAAAGGGCGCGCTAACAGGGGTCGCACCGGGCGATAAGGGGGTTGACATTGATGGCATTGTCAACCTTGCTCGTGGCAAATGGAAGCATTTAATCTAGGAGTTAACAATGGGTCGCCCCATACACGTAGAAGTTACGTTGGATGAAGTAAAAGGCAATGTAACGAGAATGATTAAAAGATTTATAAAAAAATCTAAAAAAGCTCGAATAGTTGAAGAATACAAAGAAAGAATGTATTTTACTAAGCCTTCAAAAAAGCGAAGACTCGCTAAGAAGCGCAAAAAAGACAACGCGAGAAAAGCAGAAAAGAATCGAAAGAACTAAATACTATTGATAGGAGTAGAAAATGGCTTACGACAACATGTTCCAACGTTACAAGGCAGGCATCCAAAATGTCGGCTCATTCCAGGTAAGTGGGCATCCTTACATTACTGGCGGCGTTTTCTTACCCGCGTCGCATGGCAGTATTAAGGGGTCTGGCGTTGTCTCAAATCAGGCGATTGGTACTTATCAAACTATTGAGTTCCCGAAAGTAACTAAAACTATAACGATTATTAATACAAATTATTTTACGGGTAGTGTCTATAACTCTACGCTCGGCGATGGAGTTTTACATATATTCTTTGGCGATGGCTCGGAAGCGGTCAATAGTGCTGCGAATGAAAACGGAGCAATAGCCCAGAACCATTATATAACACTACCAAACACGAACGATTCCATCACTTTAGACATTAAAACTGATAAAGTACACATTGCCAATGGAGCGATAACAAACAGCGCATCTTTCCAGCTTTTGGCAGAACTAACGCTTATTGATACTCATGAAATGTATGAACTTACTGGCTCTGGTATTAGTGAACTAACCGGAAGTGCTTAATAGAAAACTATTAAAAACGTCATTTTAGCAAAAAAAGCACTATTTATTTGTGACTTAAAAGATTTTAGGAGTTTTCACTATGTCATCTATGTTAGAACAGGCGGTTATTGATGCGGCTGCTTTGAAAGAAGTAGCGTTGCAAAATGCCGAAGCGGCTATAGTAGAGAAATATTCTACTGAAGTAAAAGAAGCAATGAAGACTCTGCTAGAACAAGAGGATGACATGGGCCTCGACGAACTAGACCCTGAACTTGAGATGGGTGATGATATAGAAGATGATTCTGTTGTTGACAGCGTACCACTCGCGGCCACTGACGGCGAAGATACCTGCCCGTGCCCAGACGAGGAAGAAGTGATTGTCTTAGACTTTGACGATCTGGCGAGACAAATGGATGCAGAGGGCGCTCTTCCCGACGAGATGTCAGATGCGGAAGACTTTGCGGACGAAGTAATCGACGACGGAGAACTAGATCTCGATGACGAAGAACTCCGAGAAAGTCTCCTTGAGATAGCTGGCATTGAAGAGGGAGAATTCCCCGACCTAACGGGTGATGGGAAAGTTACGCAAGCTGACGTACTAAAGGGCCGTGGTGTTGAACTGACTGAAGATGATGATGACGACGATGGAGACGATCTAGATGAAGACGTCGATATTACTGAAGAACAACTAGAAGAAATCCTCGACTCGATACAAGAAAAACTAACTGTCGATGTAGACGATGCATTAACAGGCTGGGCTGGCCGACCGCACTCAGATCAAAGACTAGCATCTGAAAAAATCCTTGCTAAAATGCAAGATACCGAAGTTAAGGCAGCGGCAGAGCTTTCCGAGAAGGCGATTGAAGAAGTTGAAAAACTTTCGGAAGCCAAAACTAAATTAGAAGGTCAGGTTGAAGCCCTGACAGAGCAAAATACTAAGTTAACCACAGCCGTGGTAGCATTAAAAGAACATGTAGAGGGGGTTAACGTTACAAACGCTAAGCTCCTTTACACAAACCGCGTTTTAACTAGCGACTCCCTGAATGAGCGGCAAAAAAATAAAATTGTCGAAGCTATTTCAAACGCGGATTCTGTAGAAGAAGCAAAGGTAATCTTTGACACACTTCAGAGCGCAGTGGGCAGCACCGATAAGAGAGAGCCAAAATCACTGAGCGAAGCCGTTGATAGATCTTCTACGCACATCATGTCTAGCAGAAATGCAACAAGACATGAGAGCAAAGTAGAACCGGCGGTAACACGCTGGCAACTATTAGCTGGACTAAAACAAAAATAATATTGGAGGATTTTACAAATGTCTGTTTTAGATACATTAACTGAGGGCATTGTTGATCGTGACGTCCAGAAAGAGGGTGCTGCACTACTTGATAAGTGGTCAAACACCGGACTTCTAGAGGGAATCGGCAACGATATTGCCCGTAACAACATGGCCCGTCTGCTGGAGAATCAGGCGGCGCAATTATTGAGAGAGTCATCCGCAATGGCGTCTGGTGACGTTGAGGGTTTCGCTGCTGTAGCGTTCCCGATCGTTCGTCGCGTCTTCGGTGGCCTTATCGCAAATGACCTCGTGTCGGTTCAACCTATGAGCCTTCCATCGGGACTCATTTTCTTCATGGACTTCACCTACTCTGATGATTCAACATCGAGGCTTTCGTATGAGCAAGGTGATTCAGTATACGGTGGTGGCGTTGTTGGACAAGCATTGACCGGCGGTGTTGATCTCACTGGTGAGAACGGAGAAGACAGCTTTTATAACTTGAATA